AAAAGAAGCTATTACTGATGGTAAATCAGCACTATTGATGTTTTCAGATGCAGAGCTTATAAACGCTGCAACAACTGTTTTATTATCCACAATGGTTGAATTTTCGACAACTGAAACATTCCAGCCACCAATTTGACTATTAGCTATTGTGCTACCTTCAGATACCGATACTGCATAAGTTGGCAATCCTAATGGACTATCTGATATTGAAGATATTGCTTCTAGAATACTAACTGGATATGATGCTGATTGAGTTGAGCTATCAGTAAAGCTAGATATATTTTCTATTACAGCAAATACAAAAGTACCAAATCCAGTAGGTGAATCGGCTAGTCCAGAATTTTCTGTGATAACCACATTCCAACCACTACCTATCGAATCATTTAATGTATTTGATTCTGATATGGAACTTGCAAAATTAGCAATAACAGTTGGAACATCTGCAGGATTAATAGATTCTGAAATAGAACTTACAAAATTAGCCAATCCTGCATTAACATCATTTGCTGTTAAATTTTCTGTAACTGATCCCAAAGCTGTATAAGCAGGAATATCTGCCATAGCAGAAATTGCTTCAGAAATAACAGTAATAAATGTTGCAACAACTACCTCAGCATCTGTTTCTGAAATAATAGATTCAGATACGCTACCTAAATAAACATTAGAAAATGCTGCAAAAGGTGCTTGAGATAAAGTATTTAAACCAAACATTTTTAGGCCTTATTAACTTTTGTTTTTAATTCTTTTATTTCTAACGATAATTCTTTTACAGCTTCAATTAATAAACCTACCATGTTGCCATAAGCTACAGACTTGTAACCTTCTGGGTCTTCGTGTACCAACATTGGTAAAACTTTTTCCACTTCCTGTGCAACCACACCAATTTCTGGCCTGTCATTACGCAAATAAGATACACCTCTTAATTTTTCTACAATTTGCGTAGCGTTTGTCAAAGTTTGAATGTTTGATTTTAAACGCTCATCTGAACTGGACACCATAGATACAGCGGTCAAAGCACCAGTAGAAGCATTATAAGAAACAGCATTAGTAACAGATACTGAAGCAATAGTTTGCGCTCCAGATGTAGCAGATGATCCAACTACATAATATGTAGCATTTGTAGTTGTTGGAGTTACTGTTGCTCCAGCTGGTTGAGATGCAATTGAAGCTGGGTAATCACACCAAACTGTAACCGTACCAGAAAAAGTAACTGCAGAACCAGAGTTAGATGATGAATAAATAGTAGTACGAGTTAAAAGCGTGGACGAAGTTAATGTACCAAGACCTACTTCCCAGTTGGTTCCATCCGATGCAGCATAGTAAAGCGTATTACCAGTAGTAATTGCTGTAAAAGCCTGGTAGCCAATAACCGTACCAGTTAGCGTAAAACTAACTGTGGTATTGGCTGTACCAGTCTGTAAAACACGATCAGCTAACTGTAAAGCCATAATTGGCTCCTAATTAAGACGTTGCTGTGGTCGTATAAGTAACCGCTAAAGAATCACCATTGGCAACAATTTTGCTACCGCCAGTAAAGCTTCCTGCGCTATATAAAATACCAGTTGTTGAATCTTTGGTAGCTGAAGCAGATGCACCAGAGTTAATAAAACAACCAAATACAGTACCACCGCTAGTCATTGAAAATGTCAATGCAGAAGCGGCTTTAGAAACAATATTGCTTGGTGATGCTGAACCATTGTTAGTTGCAGCAGACCAGCTAGGTGATTGGCGACTACCTGTATAAGCAGGAGCATTTGTGCCGCCTACTTCAATCCAACCAGTATGTGAGCTGATAGTATCAGACTGTACATAGTTAGCGGTTGCAGAAGCGCTACCTACCAATCCAAGATAGTTAGCACCAGAAGCAGTACCACCACCAGTACCAGTTGCGCCAAAGTAATAGTCAAATAAAGCCTGTTTACCAACAGCATTAACTAAGTTGGGAGCAATATCTTCCCACTTTAGGTTTCCTTCGCTGTCAAAACACTTAACATCATAGAATCCTTGGATTCCTAAAGTTTCCTGACCATCGCTTGCACGGGTAACGGAAGCAACGCTGCTGTCGCCAAAATTTGATAATTCTTTACTCATATAAACTCCTTAACTAATTCTAATAATGGCAGTTGAAGAACCCGCCGTTGGGAAAGTAACTACAAACGTGCTAGTTGCTGTTTTATCAGCACCAAAGTCAAGCACAGCTACAGCTGCTCCAGTAGTGCTATTATAGATTAAAGCACCTCTACATGTAAAAGATGCGGGGTTCCATGTGACGTTATTAAATGATATCCACGCCACGTTATTTGTTGTATCACCAGTCGGCGGATTAGCTATAGTTAGCGTTTTGCCCCCTGCCGTATACCCCGTTCCAACCACTTCATTTGAAGTAGAAGCGTAAGTAGTTGTAGAGTTATTTAAAGTAGCTGAGGCTGTATACAGCGCTATTTTGTAAGTATAGGACGTTCCAGCAGCAAAGTTTTCCAACCCGCTTAATACGTTAACTTTAAATGCTGTTGTTTGGCCTTGAACTATTGTCATGTTTTAACCATAAGTTTAGTTTGGCCATCACGATAAGCATCACCACGCTCAAGGCCATCCCCAAGTCGTTTCATTTCCGCCATAGCTTCTTGGTATTTATCTTCGTAATATTTAACTATATCGGCTTCTTGCTTTTGAAATAGTACAGCTTCACGCATTGCGGCATAAAATAGCACTGGATCGTAGTTATCGCCAAGCCAGCTTTGCCCGTTAGCATTACCAATAGTTGCAACCCCAATAGAAAAACCGGAGCCTGTGCCGCCAATAGATGACGTGGCAACGCTTAAAATATCTCCAACCTGGTAAAAATTTCCGCCATTTTGTAAAGTAACAATAGATACGTTACCGCTAGAATTAACCAAAATATCACACGTAGCCCCTGACCCAGATCCACCAGTAAAGGAAATGTTTTGATATAAACCAGGGGTATATAACGTTCCGCCAGTTAGTGTAGCATTTAGCGTAGTAATTAAACCTTGCACGATTGAAGGTGGGTAATAAAAATAGTGTAACTCTGTGCTATAGCTTGAGTCAGGTGTAGGGCCAACAATTGCAGTTAATTCGTTAATATTGGCCGTAGCAGAACCAAAAATAGCGTAATACTTAGGTAAAGTCCAGTTTGCTGAACTATTATTAGGATATGCTTCTCGTATAAAGTTAACGTCTTTATTAAGTAAATAGGTGTAATTACCGCTGCTATCTATTACTGCAATAGAATATGTTTCTAACCAGTCAAACGGCAAAGTTAAATACTGATTTCCAGCAGAAAAGGTTCCTAATACATTTTTACGTAGCGATGGGATTTGAACGTTGTTATATATACGTGTTTCAGCCTGCTGTACAAATACAGGAATACTAGATACGAAAAGAGTTTCTGTGCTCTCGGCGTAATTCTGAATGTTGTTATATAACTGCTCGTAATTCATCCGGGTTTACCCTATTAAGCCATTGGCCCACGTGCTTTGCGGCCTTTTTCAGCAGCACCATTACCACGAGTTTCAATACCATCTTCTTTAATAGTATTAAAGTGACCAATACTTACACCGCCATTTAATGGAGTCCAGCCCATACGGGTCGGCATTTCTATTTCAAAACCGATATCGGCTTGAGTTAGCGTTTTACCATCCATCTTATGCGGCCGGGCATATTCTTCAGCATAGCCATTGGTTCTACCCATTTGGTCACCAGTTAAAATAGACGGACTATCTTTTTTAGTTGGTTTTACATTCTTTGCAGTTGCCATATTAACGACCTCTTGAAGAAGATTTTTGATTAGCTACACGAGCCATGTTACGACCCATAGATTTCATAGCCGTGCCGGTTACACCGCCTTTAGCCATTTTTTTAACTTTGTCTAAACCGCCTTTTTTTAGTTTGAGTTTAGTTCCTACTCCGCCTTGATGCTCTTGTTTATCATGCTCTTTAAAAGCTTTTTTAATTTCTTTATCAGCCATAGCTTTGTCTTGCTTCATGTCTTCTTTACTTGTTTCCATCTTTGCCATTTTTTACTCCTAAGTTGTTACTACAGTTACTGAATTAATATTGCCATTACCAACCAAATAATTGGGTGTAAGTTTTCTTTCAAAACCACTGGATCCACCTACTGGATACCAGCCCCACTGAATCACTCTACTACCGCCTTCTGGAAAACCAGCTTGGCTTTGGGATGTACCACCTCCCTGATTAATCTGCAAACCACTAGGACCAGAAGCGTAATAACTTATATCTGGTCGTGGTTCACGCACAGCTTGTGGATCATTCACTGGATACATACCCAGTCGCAACTGAGGATGATCTGGATCCCAACATTCTGGGCAAACTTTAATACTTACCAGCTTGGTCTTGATGGTTAGCTTTTTTAATTCACTGAGCTTATATCGTTGACCACATCTGTCACACTCCGCAATACTGTGCTTACCACTAGCATATTTGGTTGGCATTATTACCTCGAATAGAACATATTACGAGGAACAAACCTAATTGAAACCATTTCCCGATCTTCTTCAGTTGCCTGTTCTAACTGTGTCATGTATTCCATTTTAAGACCAGCAGCACGCTGTATATCCATGTTTGGTAATTTCATAGACAAATAATATGCCAATCCAGCAACTAAACAATTGATCCAGCGGAACGGAATATCTTGAATAAACATACCTGTTCCAGAATCTTGAATACGTCTCATGCGCCAGTAAACCAATGTATATGGTGTTCCATTATCTGGGGTGGGCCAGACAGCTAGAAACGGTAATTGTTGGTTATAGATTAGAGCACCAGAACTATGAGCCGCAGCAGTAGTATTGTACTGCCCACGGTAGCAATTTAAAAGCTGATTACCCGATAAATTGACGTAACCAATAATTTCGTTATCAATCTGGATAAATCCAGTGGATCGCATATTAGCCGTAGAACTGAGAGTAATAGCAGTGGCAGAAGCTGTGAGAGCGCCAACTAAACTAACTCCAGAATAAATATTAGAGTTTCCTGTCTCACGACTGTAATACGTTTGTATGGGTCTACCATACGTTAACTTATTAGGAATTGTTGAATAAGTTGATTCTGATATGCGATTTATATTGATGTCTTGTTGATTGCTTGCGCTGGCATTGTTTGTGCGGGTAACCAAATCTAAAATGTCAATAGTATTTGCATCTACTGGATAAATAGCCTGACCATATACCAATGGAACAGAAACTTCTTCTACCGTCCACAGATTAATACCACGGTTAGCCCATTCAATTGTTAATAGATTTATTGAACGTTTGGCAGTGCGAAGATCATATCCAGTTCTTAATTGCGAACCACAACGCTCAAAGGCTTCTTCTACAAGCTCAGTGAGGTCAAGGTTAAATGTAGAACTGCCACTGGTATATGCCATTTTAAATTTTTCTGTAAGACTTTACTTTTTCTTTAATACTTTTTGGTTGAGCTACAAATTGCTTACCTTTTGCTTTACCTTCACGTTTAGCCTTAGTAGTTGCTGCATATTCTTGTGGGCTTAACGCTTTTATTGCTTTTTCTGGCAAATAACGTTCTCCAGTTTTACTGGAAGGCTTGCCAGATTTAGTTCTCCACTTCTGTTCTCCCCAAGCTTTTAAAGACTGCTGAGGCTTTGCAAGGCTACTCATTTATAACCACCGCCAGCAGCTTTATATTTCTTAGCTACTAATTGCGCTTTACGAGCAGACCATTGACCAGCTTTTGTACCTTGAGTAGCGGCAGCTTTTACCTGCGAAACTATACGTTTGCGTAGGCTTGGCTTAGTGTAATTTCCAGCAGCATTTACATTTCCACCTTTTTTAAGGTATCCCATTTTGTTTCGTACATCTTCTGGCAGTTTTGCAAGACCCGAATTATCTTCTGGAACTTCTTTTAAATCTCCTCCAGCAGACATTTTTTTAGGCTTTATACCCTTTTCTTTCATAGCAATTGCCGTGGCTGCTTGTTTTGCAAGCCCGCCCTTTTTGTACATATCAACAGAATCAGGGTTATCGGTACGCTCAATAACCTTTTTCTTAGGCATTTTGGAAGGGTTAATATCACCCATTCCACGGCTCGCCATCATT